GTCCAAGAGCGTTTGAACGAACGTTGTGCCAAGCCCCTGTGTGTATACTCAACATCTCCTTCTTTATCTTCTTTGATGCCTTCGACAAATAGTTTTCCAAACTCCGTATAGACTTTGACTTCATCTTTCTTGAACCCTGCCAATGCGACTTCGAGTTTCGATTCATGATTATTCAATTGTACTAAATTATATGGTGGATAATTAGATTTGTTCATATCTGATTCCCAAAATCTATTTAGATAATCATCCATCCCAATTCCGTTACGAGTAATCTTCTCCATCAATTCTGGAAGATTTGCTGCGTGATATTTTGTTAAGTAAGTCATAATTCCTCCTTAAGTAAGCTAGGTTTAGTGTGTGTCCCTTTATGGCGACACTACTATTTAACATCAATCTTAAGATTTCTGAAAGTGTTATTTAACGTACAAGTTTGGACGGTAATAATCACCTATATAGATCTAGGTAACAATGTCAAGAAACATGAAGAAATTACTACCTATTGTTATGTTACTTGGTATTACACCAATGGCAGCTCGTGCTGATTTAGTTCATAGGTTGAGTACTTCAACCCAACTAACCGTTGACGCAGCTTTCACTTCTGGAACTAGGATAGGTTCAACCTATACTGTTAGTGGTAACAATATTAAAGTGGCATCTGCTGATGATCACTTTGGTAAGATAACTGCTCCAGCAAGTGTAACTGCAGCAGCAACACTAGATGCTGGAGTATACGATATAAACACTGCAGGTTCTGCATTCAGCTTTAGTGAAAGCTGGACTTCAGGAGATGCGGTGAATCCTATCGGTACAGGTGTAGACGTAAGTGCTGGAGTTGTAGCAGATATGCCTGCATACGGCTCAGTTTTAACGTCATCAGGTGGAGTTAAAGGAGACTTAGCTGGTACGATCACCTCTGCTGGTGTGATGACTTTAACAGCTGGTGGAGCTGGTACTTCGGCTACTGGTCAATTTGTATCAGAAATTACCGTGAGGTAGTTTTGTTTAATCTACTTAAACTTTTTAAGAAAGATAATGAAGTTGAAGAATGTCCCATATGTGATAGCTGTGGTAAGTGCAAGTGTCGGTGCTGCACCTGCTATGGCGGTCCCTGTGGTCCCCAACTTCCAACAGGGCTCGATGACGAGTCATACTGAGACTGAAAGCACAGTCACAGAGACAATAAACTCTATAGATTATAGGACAGGATGGGAATACTCAGTATCGGGCCATGGAATATCCAACGACGGACAACCATTAAACCCCAACGTGAACACATCAACAGTGACAATACAACCTTCAACGTCAGGAACAGCGACGAATGGAGCAACAATCACAGGAGCCGTAACAAGTTCCTTCGATTCATTAAACCTTGGTACAGGTTCAGACTTCACGATAACGACTCCAGGAGAGGCGTTCAGTTTCGTGCAAACGTATCAAGGACCAGGGATGACCAATCAAACAATCATCCAAAGAACAACAGAAATAAAAAGTGTCACAGACACAACTTCAACCTTTACCCAATAGCAGCATTATGTCTATCAAATCTTGCGATTGCCCCTGTCACACTGGCGGAAGGTGTAGGGGGTGTAAGTGCAACAGCTAATCCAATCGCCAACAGTTCGGGCTCAGTAACGAACCAGGCAATACAAGTTTTACAAGGTCCATACATAACGAATACCTACGGTGGTGGAGTGCAATGTCAAGGTGCTACGTTTAACCTCACTCCATACCTACAGTTTGCTGATTCACGTAAAGATCCTTGGGAGGACTTCTATGATGAACCACAATATAACCTAACAGATGTAGAGGGTAAGACTGTTAAACAAACAGTCACTGTAAAGAACTATCCTTGGGAGTCGTGGTATGACACAAGAACTAAAGATGATGGTAGTAGATGGTTTGAAGATGGAGAAAGTATAGAGATAGAAATAGATGTAGATGCTCCTGATGGTGTACCTGATGTAGTAGGTAGTGGTGGTAGTATGACACCTACTTGGTATAAACCTATTCGTACTGATATGAAAGCAAACCAGTCATTCAATGCTGGTCTCTCTGCTACCTTATCAATACCATTGAATAGGAAACTACAGAAGCAATGTCATCAAGCAGCAAATGCTCAGATCGAAATGGCTGGTCAACTAGTTGCCAATAAAAGATTAGACTTTGAGATCGCAAGACTCAAAAATTGTGGTGAACTTAAAAAATCTGGTATATTCTTCCATCCAAACTCACCATACCATTCAATCTGTGCTGACGTAGTAGTTACAACTCCAGGTGGAAAGATACTACCACACGAACACGAGTTACCACAACTACAATTTACTCCCCCTTCAACTTCCTCGCAGCTTTTACAGCAGAGTTCGCTTCCCTCTGCTTCAACAGACGTTCCCGACGAGACAAAACAGGAGGTTTCTTCTTTAGGACTTTCTCTTTCACCTTCGCAATCAACTTCTTCACTGCAGGCTTCACCACCTTCAAAAGCAAATCCGCTAGGGGTTTTGCAAGTAGGGCAGATGTCGTCGCCACAGTAGCAATACCAGCAGTCGTAGTTACAACAGAAATACTAGGGAGATATTGTTCAGCAAAACCAATTTCTTCCCATTCTGTTATGCAAACTTTTTTATCTACACTTAACTTATATCCAGTTACCTTCTCTGTACCTGCCTGATTTAAATCTCCTATACGTCTTGCATTAGGTGGAGGACATTCTATATCACTTGCTGTATTCGGACCTGTTGGAGGTGGTTCTGGGGTGTCTATATCAGGTGCAGGAGGTTCATCTGTATTAATACCTTCATCAACTTCCTCTTCATTTGGATTAACTGTCATCCAACTAAGTTCCCTATAATCATAATTAGGTGGCTCATAGTATGGCATACCATTATCACACAGAACTACATTCTGCTTAGGATCATCATTAACTAATTGTTTACTTTTATTATTAGGGTTCTTTGCGTTCTCTTTATGTACCTTAACGCAACCAGGCATATTAACTATTGGAGTACCAGCATTAACAGTAACTGGAACTACAGGAGGAATTGCCTGTGGAGGTTGCACCATCCAATTTCTAGCATCTGCTATCTGTACATCACTAATATCTCTTACCCTTGGTTTTCTTATCCAAATGCCTCCAAGATTAACGGACTGTTGCCTGACCACGATGTTAGGAATATTAAATCCACCGAGAGTAATATTAGGTAAGTCACGAATAGGAGCCATAGGTAAGTATCCATTATGTAATATGTTGTATCACGTGTTCTATTTTTGCTTCTTCATCCCAGTCATCTTCATCTTCAATCTGAGTAACAATACCAGCGATAGCTAATACAGCAGCAAGTACAGCACCAGCACCCCAGACTTGTTTTTCAATAGATCTTAATCGTTGGTTGAGTTCTTCCTTATCTTTGTTATTAAAATCTTCCAAACCTTTTTGAAGATCTTCAACTTTAGTTTCCAAGATTGCCATCCGACTGTCTTGAGCAGCTTGTTTTTCATGGTAAGCGGAGAGTTGTGAGTTGTCTAACATTATTTTTGAGGCAATTGTTTCTTATAATCTGTAGAAGGTATCTTTAAACCCTTCACTGGACCAGATGATTTTGGCCATGCATTAACTAGTTGTAGATATACTTCCTCTGCAACTATCTGTCTTATCATTTCTATCTTTTCAGATTCTCTCTTCTGAGGACCACCAGTTTGTTGGTCGATGACGTGATTGCCACCGACCATTGCACCAGTTCCTAGTACAGCAACTGCTGTACCAGTAGAAGCAATCTTCTGTACGTCCAATTTAGAATCCGCCAGGAACAGGAAGACCTAAACTAGAACCTTGAGGTACAGGTGCAGATGCTTGAGGATTTCCAATGTCTCCTGTAAGAGCACCACCGATAGCAGAACCACCAGTAATGGATTCAATAGCATCTTTCTTGATGTCTTCAATGATAGCATCCTTGTTTACATAGACGTATGTTCCTACACCTATGAGAGTAGCAAGTGTTACTCCTGATGCCACACTTATTGCATTAGCAATTGCATTAAAATTAAATTTCATGACTCTATAATTTGTAAGGTTTGTCGTCAGTAGTGATTTTAAGAGGTGCTTGCTCAACTCTAATGGTTTGAACAGGTCCACCAGTTCCAGCTTTTGCTATGATTGCCTCAATGTCTTTAGCAGTAACAGGAGGAGGACCACCGTTAGCACCACCACCATTGCCATTCATCTTCATAGTACCGTCACCTTTTTTAGATGCCGTCTGAATTCCGAAGCTAGCTAAAACCCCTGTAAAAACTGAAGCTATGAATGTCGGATCAATTTTCTGTTGCGGTACACCTGGTATAGCAACATAGTTCAAAGTCAAGATCCCACCCGACCAGGCAAGAACGGTAATACGAACAAATGTACTAATGATAGCAGCTTGTTCTTCAGGATCTGGAAGTATAGCATCCTTTAGTTTACCTAAAGCACCCTTCTTTTTCTCCTCCTCTACCTGTTCTACCTTATCATCTAAAATTTCTTCAGCCATATATCTTTAACAACTGGCCCTATTTATACATTTGTAGGTTGCTTTTTCTTACCAATATTATATTTGGATTCTAAGTTCCATTCACTCTTCTCTTTATATGCAATAACTTTTATCTGACTAAGTGGTGCTGCATCTACTATAGCAGATTCATCTACAACATTCACCAATCCCCAATCAGATAAAAGTTTTATAATTCTATTTCTTCTTTGAAAATCATTGTCGGAAAGATTTGCCTTCTTACCATCTAAAGCAAATAGTTCTTTAAAATGTACTATGTAATACTGTCCTTTCTTATGAAGGATATGGCATGATTGATATAACTTCTTTTCTTTTCTTGAAGCAACACCTATCCTAGTTAATGTCTCTCTTACTTTAAGAAAGTCATCAGGTTCTTTTAATTGAACCTCGACCATATTATCTTTGGTCCATTGTAATTCAGTCATCTCTTACCTCCTTTATTCAGTTTTTCTTTAATGTAATTAAGTTGGTCTGGAGTTAAGATCCTTAAGGCTTGAATCGCTTTTTCATTACTATAACCATAGTATTTTTTCACAAGGTCAAGATCTTTCACCTTTTCTTTTTTGCCCCAAGGAGAGAATCTCTTCTTCGGTCTCACTGTATTTAGATAAAAAGAATATTGTAATTTCTTATCCAAGTTAGGATATCGATTCATCTCATTAGCAAATGCTAGTGTGTCCATGTGATGTGACAGGCATTTGTTAATAACATAGGGAGGATAGTTCTTTTCCCAACCAGGATCATCTTCCATAAGATTATCCTTATTGAAATTAATACTGTTCAGATAATCCTTAAGAGGATATCTATCATCATATGGCATAGTTAGTTAACACAAGTTCTTTACGTTCTTGTTGGTTCTTCATGTAGTCACCAACAGATCTCATAGTATAAGTATGGTCATACTCATTTGGAATCCAATCGGTAAAACGGTCTCTGATTAACTGAGATGAATTATATGATATCATGGTATGCCCAGTATGTAAATCACATTCTTGAGCAAAAGCATCATGGTCAAAAGACTTATGCATCCCACCCTTCTTACCATATAAATTAGAACCTATCTCATAAGGAGGATCAAAGTAAGTAAATATATTTTTATCATCAGTTACCATCCTTTCATATGTTAGATTGGTTATAGTCCAATGCTGTATCAATTCTGAATATTCTGGTAGTTTCTCTATGCCTCGTAAACTAAAGTTACTGTCTGAGGCTTGTTTTGAGAAGGAACTCGATTCGGTAAGACCACTGAAAGAACACTTATTAACAATATAAAAACTAACAGCACGTGTAACGAGACTGGCTCCTGCATCGTTAACCAGTTCTTTACTCTCCAAAAAAAGTTCTCGTGCTCTATCTGGGGTGGGGTATGCTTTCTTAAATGCTCTGAGCCTGGTCGTAATTTCATCACCTTCATGTTGTAAAGTTTGCCAAAAGTTTGCTAAGGGTTCATATAAATCATTAACCCAAATTTCTAGGTGAGGATGATACCTTGTCATGTATAAAGCAACAGAACCACCCCCAAGAAACGGTTCTCTATACTCTCTATACATACTCATCTCTGGTAAGAATCGTGACATCTTTGTGATAGCACGAGACTTCCCGCCTGGATAACGAAGAGGGGTTTTCAATGATTTCATTTTTTAGTAGTGTTGCTTCGTGTTCTGTTGTGAATTGCTATAAACTTATCACCAGCAAATGTGCCACCAAGACACACATCAATCTCATCACCATCTAACCAGTTCATATCACCATTCATTTTGGTGTGTAACATGGCTTCTTGAATCTTGTCAATAACTTCTTGAGTTAGTTTCATTATTCATCATGTTTGTGATTTAGTTTACCAGACATTTCATATGCACCCTTGTTTCCACCGTGTCCATGTGCAATGCCTAACTCATGCATTTTAGCATGTTCGTCAATAGGGTCTCTTAGATCTTTTTTACCTGGTCCTATTGTAAGGTACAATCCATACCCCATAATAAAGAACAATAATCCTACGATAATAAAAACTAAAATCATTAGTAAAACCTCTCGTTGTATTGTAATCCTCTTTCTACTTCTACTACAATAGCATCCATAATGCGATTAAAAGATCTCGACATCTGACGATATCCAGAACCAACATATAACTGTCCAGCAAATACTGATACTGTTGCTAGACCCCAGAAGATGTAATAGAATTTAGATTTCACTTGGTTTCTTTGTTTTTCTTTAGTAATCATGATTAAACGAAAGTTGCGACTAGTACTATTCTAGCCTTTGTCTTGGGTACATTGTGTGTATGATACCCTTCAAAGATGATTGCATCATCCTCTTTAGGATCATGGAAATCATTCTCCATAATGGTTTCACCTCCAGCATCTGTTAGATATACTAACATATTTTTATGTGGACAATGATGGTCAACATGTATGAAAGTAGTATCCACATCAGGGTCTGGATAAACCATATTAGCAGCAACTCTTAAAAAACTATTAACTTCTATTCTATTAAAATCCAATATCTCTTTAAGAGTTCTTACAGCTCCTTCTATATATTCTAATGAATTCTGAGGATGAGGGTACGGTTCAGCATCAGTTGGTCTTCCTAAGAATGGTGAGATAAATGTTGAAACATCTCCCATCTTATCCATATTCATTCTTGGATGTACAAACAAAGATTTGGATTTAATATCATAGTTATGATAGTTATCCTCTTGCTGTTTATTATACTTAAACCAAGGCATGTCACTTGACATTACATATTTTTTAAAAGCAATGTAATGTTGAGTCTTAGGATTTTTTATCTGAATGATGTCATTCATTTTCTTACTGGAACCTCAATTGTCCATGATGGTGATTCCAATTTAACCATCTTAAACTGTTGTCTGTTCTTCTCATAGGTAGCAGCAGGTTCATTACCAGCAGTCTCACCGTAATGAGTTTCCTTTACACCCAGATATTCTAAGATGGCATCATCAATCATATAGTACAATGTATCCCATGTTAGAGTATCTCTTAATCCAGATGCAATTCTATCAATATCATTCTCATCAAGGTACTCACCCTTGCTTATCTTACTAGA